AGTGGGAAAGATTCAGAGTTCTTCCTGACCAGATTGACAGATGGGCTACTAGAGAGATTAAAAAGCATGAAAAAATGCTTACTGAAGCTGGTATTGAAAAAGCTAAAGATGAGTTCTTCAATCATTACTACAACAAAGGTAGAGAGTTTGATCTTGAGCATCACAACACTTGGGTAAACAGAGAGCTTACAGAGGTCAAAACATACAAGGAAAGAGTTCAAAAGTTTTTAAACAATGAGCCAGCAGTCAGAGAAGTATTTGGCCTTGAGTGCAACACAAGAGATGATTTCAAATATGTAGTTTGGAAAAGCTGAACGATATACAGGGAGTCTTTCATAGACTCCTTTTACTTTTATAAATTTATTTCTTAAAACTCATGGATTACAAAATCACTACGAAATTTTATTCAAAAAGCTATGACCATACAGCAGCAGAATTATTTGCACTGAAACTAAAACAAGATATGAAATGGCTTACAGATGACTATTTACCTGTTTACCTAGAACCATTTCTTAATTCTGAGAAAGTTTATTTCGGTATCAATATTGAAGGTAACGTACACGCAATCTTCAAAAGAGGCAAAACTACTTCGAGGTTTATTCCAAATGTATAAAAGAAAACTGACTAAAGCTGAAGCACTAAAAGAGTTTAGAGAAATCTATAAAACTCTACCAACTGCTCTAAGGGGCGATGCAATCGCTAAGAGAGAAGATTGGAAGAATTATACTGATGGCCTTTGTAAAGATGGTCGAATCACACTAAAACAATACGAAAACTGGGGGCAACCTTTCTAATGTCAAAATCACAAATTATTTCACAGGAAAAAGCTGATAGATTTATCAGAATGTTTGGTCCACGAATTAAACAGCTTGATAAACAAATTCAATTAGTACAAAACTGTTCTAGAAAAGATGGCTATGAATGGGGTTTTACTAATGCTGTTCCTATTACTTTTATTGTACTTTTCAGAAATCTTACAGTATGTGCTAAAAAGTTCGGCTTAGACGTTGATGTCAAGGTTGAAGGACGCGATATTGAAGATGTCTATGAAGACGCTAATGACAAATTTCAAAACAATCTAAATGAGTGTTGAACAAACGCTGGCATACGAAGCTAAAGTAGAGTTCTGCTATAGAGAGCTTGAAAAGTGGAAACAATATTTATGCGATAAAAGAACCATGGAAGAGGTTGAGGCTGCTTTAGTTTCAATCACTTCTCTCTATGTAGAGCTAACTACTTTGAAGGATAAAATTTACAATCTTAATATTCCTGAATACGATGATCCGCTGATTTAGTTGTATGATCGGCTTGTAAGAAGTTACTTTCTCTCGCTATCCAAACACCTACATGAACATTTTTATGTACCTCAGAGCGGAAGATGGCGTAGCTCTGCGAGATTTTCTTAAGAAGAACCCAAGCGTTAAAGGTATGAAAGATAAAGAATTTTTAGATAGTGGATTGATTGCCCGCGTTTGCTACTCTTTGGAAGTAGAACTAAATAAACTTTAGTCGGGGAGCCTGATGACTTGATGCGAAGCAAGTCTGAAAGTCCTAACAACATTGTAGTTTGCAAAGCGCTACAAAAGACAGGGAGACTATTTTCTTATGCGAGAGTTAAATAGTTTACTTATCCCCCGACTCTTTTTTTAAAGTTTGTATTGTAATCATTGAATGTGGTTTAGTGGTATATTTTTTATCACAGTAGTATTTTCGGGCTTGCAAACTTATCACTTGCGAATCGTCAGCAATCGCTGATAATGTTAAAGCATCTAATGTGCTGCGACATAATTTGTCAATATCTCCTTTGTTCCTTGAAGTAGGAAATTTTGGGGCTGATTGCTTCAACTCTCCCTTTGCGTTTAAATGAGATTTCGGTCTATGAAACCAGAAAACTAGATCTACGTGTACTGGTTCTTCAATCAGTTCTTCGACAACTTTATTAGCTTCAATCCTTACCGCGTCCCTCCATGGCTTTACCCTTTTACTTGATTCAATCATTATTCCCCTCCCAACGTGCCTTTTACTACCTTGTGGGGCAGCTTCAATTCCTTCAACAGTAATTACATATTTCATAAAAAATGAGTTTTATACCAGAAAATACTCCTTTCGTATCTTTGCCGACTGCCTTAAAAGGAAGAATTAACCCACATCAACTGGCAGTATTGTGGGTATTGCAAAGCTACTATCCGAATATATGGCCTAGTTATAGCACAATCGCAAATGATGCTGGTATGTGCAGAACTAAGGTTATTCATACTGTTGAACAACTTTGTTCACTAGGCTGGCTGCAAAAAGTTAGCAGAACCGATGAGCATGGCCAAAAGACTAACGCATATCGGGTTACAGTTTGGCATGAATGCAAAGTTCCTAGCCCTCAACTTTCCAGTAATGAACCGCAGTCTGTCTCAGCAACTAGTACACCTGATGAACTAGGGTGGTGTACCACACAAACTAGGGGTGGTGTATCTCATGAACCCGAAGTAAAACAAGTTAAACTAAAACAAAAAACTAAAAAGAAAACATATACAAAAGATTTTGAAATTTTTTGGAAACTTTATTCAGAAATGAATGCTGAAAAAAGTATTAGCCAATCAAAGAAACCAGCTTTTACTGAATGGCAAAAACTTGATAAGCAAACTAAAGAAAAATTACCTGATTGTTTAAAGGCAGATATAGAAGCAAGAATTAAGAAGATTAGAAACGCTGAATGGTGTCCGATGTTCCCCGACTGTTTCCGTTGGATTAAAAATGGACAATATGAGCAGTTTTTAGAGTTGCGAAAGCGCCAAACTAAGTCAAAATTGAATCCTATGCTTGCAAATAAAGCAAGTAATCAACCCTTTTAAACCCTATGAAACCCTATAAAAGATCTGCAATAGATCGTGATGTTACATTCAGACCACCTTTTCACAACTGTTATGCCTGTAATGATACTGGAATTGTTAATAATTCAGATGGTTTGATTAACGATTACCTACCAGACTATGATGTAACAGATACTGGAAAGCGCTCCGCTGGTGCTGATCTAGCCATTGTTTGTTATTGCGAAGCCGTTTACCCTAAATATAATGATGATGCTAAATTAGTTGCACATGGTTTTAGAGATGGTGAAGGTAAAATAAGAAATAGTGTTGGAATTGATGTTGATAAAAATATAATTAGAGAGCTACATAATAAAAGGAAAAAGAGTTGGAACGATACTGCTACACTAATGAGTCGACTTATTCAAAAGAACATAAAAAATAAAAAACAAGAATTACCTATAGAAATCCAACAAGTAAAAGATCAACTAAAAAATGCAAGGACTATCTTACCGCAAATCTAAGGACTACTTAGCTTACGACCCACTACAAAAATGCAACTATAGAATAATAAATGGCAAGCGGTTATGGTTACAGCCAAGACCTCAGGAATACTACCCGCGCAAAAAAGGGCTAGACTCAGGTCAGTTACCTCTCGCTTTATGACTCAAACTCCTAATTATCCTGTAGTTGCACCAGAACATATAAATCAATCAAGAATTATAGATTTAACATTATACAAAGGTAATCCAAGAGTACATAGCGAAATACAAATAGAAAGGCTAGTTAACTCTTTAAAGGAATTTGGTTTTACTAATCCTGTTCTTATTGATGACACAGGAAATGTTATAGCTGGCCATGGTCGTATTGCTGCTGCAAAAAAATTAGGTTTAGATGAAGTCCCTACAATAACTCTTTCTCATCTTTCAGAAGATCAGCGCAAAGCTTACATTATTGCTGATAACCAATTAGCACTAAACTCTAGCTGGGATGATGACTTGTTGAAGAAAGAACTAGAAGCACTTACTGAAACTGGTTTTGATTTATCATTACTCGGCTGGGGTGATGATGTACCAACCTTTGCAGACGAACCTGACTATGGTTCTTTAGACGATTTTGACGACCCTACAGACGGACTTGCTAATGATGTAATGAAAGCAATCCAAATAGAGTTTAGACCTGAAGATTATGAAGAGGCAAAAGAAGTAGTAGCAGAAGCTAGAAAAAAAGGAGTTTATGTAGGCCAAGAGTTAGTTAAAGCGCTTAAAGCATTAAGCTAGTGAAGTTAACTAAAACTTCAATAGGAGGGATTGAGTTCTTCTATAGAGAAGGCTTTTCTGATATTAAGACTTTCATAGAGGTCTTATCAAACCAATCGTACCTAAAAAAAGGTATGGAAGTTCTCAATAATGAAAGCTGGCTAGATTGTGGCGGTAATGTTGGGGCTTTCTCTTTACTTGCAGCTTCCAAAGGTGCATCTGTAATTACTTATGAGCCTGATCCTTTTAACTGCGAATTAATTGAAAAAAATGCTAAATTAAATGGCTTTCAAAATGCTATAAAAGTCAAACAAGCTGCCCTAGTCCATGACTTCAGAAAAGAAACTACATTATCAATAGCTCAAAATGGTAATGTTTGGCGCAATACCATAATGAAAAAGAAAAGTAATAAAGCTATTAAAGTACCCTGTCTAAATTTTGATGAGCAAGCTGTATTAGCAGATAATTGCAAGATGGATATAGAAGGCGCTGAGATTCCTATATTGACTCATACAAAAAGTGATTTTAATAAATTAGTGTATGAATGGAGTTTCGATATCGACCCTAGTTTGCCTAGGATTTGGAAAGTATTAGAGAAACAAAAACTAAAATATAAAGTAGAAGCACCATATAAAACAATTCATTACGAAGAAAGAGACGTAAATATGTGGGGCGAAAGCTGGTTCCCTCCATGCATAATGGTTTATTGTTTTAAAAAATGAAACTACCTGAACTAATCCTGAAGCCTGTAACTTCTCCTTTGAAAATTGGAGATAGTGTAGGCGGTTATGAGCCGAATATTCACGAAGATTGCATTCTTATAGACCCAGATGGTACTCCTGTGGGTTTGTTTATAAAAACTTTGCCAGATGAGTTACAGAACCTTGTGAACATAGCTGATAGAGAAATCCATACGAAGCGTGTACCAAAATCTGAAATGAAAAGGTCTAGCGGTTTACATAATAAAAAAGCTGAAGTATTGCAATATTCAACTATTCTTGGATCATGTCCACCGAAACCACATATGAGAAGGCCATACGCTAGTAGATCTTCAGTTCATTCTGTAAAATCTGCTAATACTTTCGTAAAGGCAATGTATGCGGCTGGAATAAAATCTTTTGAAATAGTTAAAAAATATATTCCTACTGTTGCCAATGCTCATTTAATGAAAATAAGGCAAAGAATACCTGAGAACTGGCGATTTGCTAATAATTTTAGTTCTACTATCTCTAATTGCAATATCTCTGCCCCTGTTCATCAAGACCACGCTAATGTAAAAGGTGCTATAAATATGATAATTACTAAAAGACGTAATAGTAAGGGAGGTAACTTACACGTACCTGATTACAATGCTACGTTTAACCAAACTGATAACTCATTATTGGTATATCCAGCTTGGCGCAATAGGCATGGAGTTACACCAATTATTCCAACACATCAGGGAGGCTATAGAAACTCTCACGTTTGGTATGCTCTTGACTCATTCAACAAATTAGAAAAATAGTGGCAAAAAAAAAGGCGACTCAATCAGAAAAAGAATATAGAACTTACAGAATTGCTGGCCTATTATCTCGTGGTGTAACGCGGTCAGAAATCATAAAATATACCGCGGCTGAGTGGGGGGTGAAGCTTAGACAGACAGAGCAGTACATCGCAGATGCACGTATAGTTCTCAAGAAAGATTTCGACATCGACAGAAGGCAGTTTACCGCGGATATGTTAAGTCAGCTTTCTACACTACAAAAAGAGGCTAGAAATACTGGTCAATTACACGTTGCTTTAGGCTGTATAAATGCAATGGCTAAGATTGCACAAGTATCAACATGAGCATTTTATCTAGGGAAGGATCTGTACTAGATGTAAGAGGTAGTAGCGCAATTTCTTTAGATGTTGATGAACTTTTAGAAAAGATAAGAAATGATCTTCACGAACCTCAAAGAGAATTTTTTGATAACAGCAATACTGAAATACTAGGATTATCGGCTGGTTATGGCGCAGGGAAAACTAGAGCGCTTTGTGCTGTTTGTGTGAAACTTGCAGCACTTAACGTAGGATTTACTGGTGCAGTTATGGAGCCAACTGGCCCATTAATTAGAGACATATGGCAGGCTGATTTTGAACAATTCTTAGAACACTACGAAATACCTTATACATTTAGAGCCAGTCCATTACCAGAGTACGTACTGCATCTTCCAAAAGGCGATACAAAAATACTATGTAGAAGTTTTGAAAACTGGTCTAGGATAATTGGTCTAAATTTGGCCTTTGTGT